CAAGAAGTTACGATGTTCGATTAGTAGGTATAGAGCGAGGAATGGCAAAGAACGCCGTACTCCCGTACCTACAAGACTTGATGAAGAGGAAATCATTTTTCATCTCAGTGACAGAGTTGACTCATGGCAACAAGAAGAAGACAGACCGGATTGTCTGGGCCTTACAGGGCCGCTTCGAACATGGAAGGATTAAGTTAGTAAGAGGCGAGTGGAATAAGCAGTTCGTAGACCAACTACTTAACTTTCCTAACTCGCAGGTGCATGACGATTTAATTGATGCTTTAGCTTACATCGACCAGATTGGTATCACAGAGTTTACTGACATGGTTGAAGATGATGAATATGAGGCTTTAGACCCTATATCTGGTTACTAGGAGGCAGTATGGATTACATGATGGAAGAGAAAGAAGAGTTTGTTCCGCTGAACTGGGACTCTCTGATTACTAACGAAGGCGTATGGGAAGTAATCAAAGAGGAGCTAGATAAGCTATCTCCTTACTGCATGATGACTATTATCACTGCAGCCAAAGGCGAAGGACTAGGTGATAAACAAATCTTCAAGCCGATGACTAAAGAAGTAGAAGTCGAATACGAAGAACTAGAATCCGCTGATCCGTTTGGTGATACCACTAAGGACTAATCATGGCTGAGTTTAAAGAAACCCCAGTTACCGAAGCAGATAAGGACTTAGTATCCTTTATTACTACTCATTGTGACCGCTGGCGTGAGTTTAAAGAAGTAAACTACGAGAAGAAGTGGGATGAGTACGAGCGCCTCTACTACGGTATCTGGTCAGACGAAGACAAGACTAGGGAGTCTGAGCGTTCAAGGATTGTGTCTCCTGCTATCCGACAGGCGGTAGAGAACAAGACCTCCGAGATTATGGAGGCTACTACTGGGCGTGGCGAGTTCTTTGAACTACAAGATAATATCAGTGACGGTCAAACCGTTGATGTTGAGATGACCGCACAACAACTACACGAAGACCTCAAGGCTACCAAGGCAGATAAAACCTGGTCTGAGGTTAATCGTAATGCTGAAGTCTATGGCCTTGGTATCGCAGAGATCCAAGTTAAGAATGTTATGGAACTTGTTCCTACCACTCAGCCTATCCCAGGCGCTCAGGTAGCCGCTATCGGTGTCACTGAAGTAGAGAAGGTAGTTGTTCCTGTCAAATCTATTCATCCTCGTAACTTCCTCTGGGACCCTAACTCAGAAACCGTTGAAGAGGCTCTCGGAGTTGCTGTCGAAGAGTATACCAGCCTGTTCAAGGTTGTAAAAGGAATCGAAGATGGGATCTACCGAAAGGTTAATATTGGTCCTGAGTATTCTGATAATGCTCTTGAGCCAACTCAACTGGATACACTCTACCAAGAAGACAAGGTTAGAATCCTTCGTTACTACGGATTAGTACCTCGTGAATATCTCGACCAACTGGAAAATGATGGTAAGGAAGTAGCAGACCTCTTCCCAGATGATAGCGATGCTGACCAGTATAGTGACTTAGTAGAGGCTGTGGTTGTTATCGCTAATAACCAGTACCTGCTTAAGGCAGAAGCCAATCCGTACATGATGAAGGACCGCCCTATCGTCACCTACGCACCTGAGAAGGTCCCTGGTCGTATCGTTGGCATTGGTACAGTAGAGAAAGGCTACAATATGCAGAAGGCTATTGATGCCCAACTGCGTAGCCACCTTGACTCTCTGGCCTTGACCACTGCTCCTATGATGGCTGCAGACGCTACACGCCTACCTCGTGGTGTCAACTACAAGGTCCAACCTGGAAAGACACTGCTTACTAACGGTAATCCTAACGAGATCCTATTCCCGTTTAAGTTTGGCTCCACTGACGCAGGTAACATCCAGACCGCTGAACGGTTTGAGACTATGCTACTTCAGGCCACAGGTACTTTAGATAGCCAGTCCATGACTCGTGCAGTTGCCTCAGGCGAGGCTGGTGGTGCTTCTATGTCTCTGGCTATGTCTTCTATCATCAAGAAGAACAAGCAGGCACTGATGAACTTCCAAGATGACTTCCTAATCCCTCTGATTAAGAAGGTTGCAGTGCGGTATATGCAGTATGACCCAGAGCGTTATCCTAGTAGAGACTTTACCTTTGTCCCCGCCTCTACTTTGGGCATGGTTGCTAGGGAATACGAGCAACAGCAGTTCATTGGCCTACTGCAAACCCTTGGTCCTGACAGCCCTGTACTGCCTTTGGTCCTAAAAGGCATCATCAAAGGCTCCAGTCTGTCCAACAAGGAGGAGTTAGTAACTGCTCTGGACCAGATGAACCAGCCTGATCCAGCCCAACAGCAGATGGTACAGATGCAACAGGAGGCTCAGATAGCCCTTCTACAGGCTCAGATTGCTGAACTGCAGGGTAGAGCACAAGAGAGCCAAGCAAACGCCCAGGAAAGCCTTGCAAAGGCTCAGAAGACCAGTGTTGAGGCCCAACTGATGCCTGAGAAGATGCGAGTAGACATTATTCAGGCTTCTGCCACTAACCTGAACAACCAGACCACTGACGATTTTGAGCGAAGACTCAAGGTTGCAGACCTAGTTTTGAAGGATAGAGAGCTAAAAACCAAGGAAAACATCGTAGAAGCACAGATGAAGACGAAAGTCCAAGTCCTAATAAGGAGAAACTGTGGATAAAGAGTTACAAGCCTATTACGAGGCTAGGTTCGACATGATGGCATCCAAGGGATGGCAAGACCTGATCGAAGACCTACGCAAGATTGAAGAAGTATCAAAGGATTTAGACAGATGTAACGGCATAGAGGACTTGTACTATGCCAAGGGACAGTTAGACATCCTTAACTTCATGTTTAAACTCAAAGAAGCGTCCGAAGATGCTTATGAGGAGTTACAACGATGAAGCGGATATTTGAATTTAGGTGTGTGAAAGACCACATCAGTGAGAAATTTGTTGATGATGAGGTTCGCTCTATTGAGTGCCCACATTGTCACAATGAAGCCTCTCGTATTATCTCGTCACCCCGCTTTGTGTTGGAGGGCATCACAGGTGCGTTTCCGACAGCACATGATGCGTGGGCTAGAAAACATGAGGAGGCAGCAAGAGCCTATCAAAAGAAAAGCGAAAAGAATAGCTGATCCGATGGGTATTTTAATTTCCTAGAATCCATTGTGGACAGGAGGATAATGTGGCAGAAATAATCGAAACGCAAGAAGAAGAAGAGTTTGAAGCAGCAGATATTACTCAAGAGACTCAAGAAGAGCAACCTCAAGAGGAAGTAGCACAGGAAGAAATACAGCAGGAAACTGTTGAAGACCTTCCGCCCAAGTACAAGGGCAAGAGTCTTGATGAAATTATCAAGATGCACCAAGAGGCTGAGAAGCTAATTGGTAGACAAGCCCAAGAAGTTGGGGAAGTGCGTAAGCTAGCTGATGAACTTATTAAGCGACAACTCGACTCCAAGAAGGAAGAAGTTCCTGCCGCAAAAGAAGACGAGATCGACTTCTTCGAAGATCCGAAGAAAGCTGTAAGTAAGGCTGTAGAGCAACATCCTGCTATTTTAGAAGCCAAGCAACAAGCACAGTTTCTAAAACAGCAACAGACATTTACAAAGTTACAACAGAACTTCCCAGACTTTCAGCAGACAGTTGCTGATCCTGCGTTTGCAGAGTGGGTCAAGGCTTCACCAGTTCGTATGCGGTTGTATGCTGCGGCTGATGCAGAGTTTGACTACGATTCAGCAGCAGAACTGTTAGGCAGTTGGAGTTATGTTAAACCTAAAGCGTCTGTTCAGGCTGCAGTTCCGTCACAGGAGGCTAAAGCCGCACAGAAGGCTGCTATCAAGGCAGCAACTGTTGATGTTGGTTCTAACGCATCCTCGCCTACATCTTCTAAGATTTATCGAAGGGCTGACTTAATCCGACTACAATTGGAAGACCCTGACCGTTATTATGCACTACAAGATGAAATTCTTGCAGCGTATGCCAAAGTTTATTCCTGAGATTTGGAGTGACGAGATTGTTGCTGCTTATAAGAAGTCACTGGTTCTCGCTAACCTCGTGAACAAGATGAACTTCCGTGGCAAGAAAGGTGACACCGTTCACATTCCTAAGCCCACTCGTGGCACGGCTTCGGCTAAGGTTGCTAGCTCTCAGGTCAATCTGATTGCTGCTACTGAAGACGAAGTGGTTGTCAGCATCGACAAGCACTATGAGTACAGCCGACTGATCGAAGACATCGTGACTGTTCAGGCACTGCCTTCGCTTCGCCGTTTCTACACGGATGACGCTGGCTACTCACTCGGTGTGCAGGTTGACACTGACATCTGGTCGCTGTGGAAGTCCATCGGTGATGGTAACGGTTCTAGCTATGCTAACAGCCGTGTATTTACCTTCACTGACTCGACTGGCGCTCTGGTTGCCTATGACGGTTCTGTGTCCAGCACGGAAGGTAAGTTTGGTGATGTTGGCTTCCGTACCGCTATTCAGTATCTGGACGATGCTGATGTGCCGATGGATGGTCGCTCCTTTGTTATCCCGCCCGTACTGCGCAATGCATTGATGGGTACTGACCGTTACACCGAGCAAGCCTTTACTGGTGAGTCTGGTGCTGCTAACACCATCCGCAATGGTCGTGTTGGTAACCTGTACGGTATCGAAGTGTACATCTCCAGCAACGCACCGACTCCTGAGTCTGGCAAGCGTCTGGCCGGTCTCTTCCACCGTGATGCCTTCACGCTGGTTGAGCAGATGGGTGTTCGCTCACAGACCCAGTACAAGCAAGAGTGGCTTGCTGATCTGATGACTGCTGATACTCTGTACGGTGTTAAGACTCTCCGTACCGATGCCGCAGTTGGTCTGGTTGTGGACTGATCAATAGCTTAGTGCTCCCATAGCACAACGGCTTCTCCCCAGGCTCCCAAGGTCTGGGGAGTTTTACTAAGTAAATTTACTAAGTTTACTGAGTAAAACTACAAGAGGACTTAAATGGCGATATATCGTGGTCCTGGTGGCCCAGG